TTATATCTGACCAATTTAAATATAAGAGTGTTCTAAACACTAAATATGGATTAGCTGAACTATTTGATAATTTATTGTTATCCTCCGATATTCCTTTCGCATCGTTCGATAATGTTTCTAAAATTTATAAAAATACAACCACTTACGTTGACAGTGACTGGGTGTCAGTCGAGAAAGTGATTAGATTAAAATTATTAAGCAGGGGTGAACCTACCGAATCAACTAAATACAATGACATTGACATATCATTCGAAAATAATTCGGTTATGTTACATGGTGAAATAAAAGAACGAGGGCTTACAAAAGAAACCATCAAATATATAGATGGTATTATCAAGCGATGTGTTGGGTTGAAAGAAAGTGATTTATTGGATAAATACAACCCCCATGGCGAATTTTATATCACAAATCAAACCATTAATGTAGTATTGTTTTTAGATATGGTCATGAATAATGAGGCATTCAATTTACTATCTGTGAATGAACGCGATCAGACATTGAAAAGCCAGTCTAATATTATTTATGATGATGATAACACGACGAAATTAAAGAGAATGACGTTTGTGATAACCCCTCAGATCATAGAACAGGAACTAGTGGTTCGTATTCTTATTTCTACGATCTCTAACAACTTCAAGTTCGAATATGTGGATGATTTCAAAGTTTATATAGCTACTATCATGAAATCCTATAACGAGAACGTAATCGCATTAAGAGCTGTTTACATGGGATTATCTAAAAAGTTTAATACATTTTTGATTAATTTGGGTAACGAATCATGGACTTCCAGTATAACTGACCAAGTAATAAAAAGTTCTAAAAAAATCAAGGCTGCTACTGAAAAGCAGGCGGCCAGATGTCAAACGATTCCTGATTTCTTCACCACGAAGGATGAAGCATTAAGGGATACCGATGGGGATGAAAGTAAAATATTTAGATTTCCTAAAAACGATCCTGATGCTTTATGGTATTCGTGTAATGGTAAGAAGAACACGGCCACTGGTAAACAAAGTATATGGCCCGGTTTGACAAGTCGTCCACCCCATATACCATGTTGTTACCGGACAAATCAACAGACTAAGCGAGGAGGAACCGTGTTTAAATCATATTACGATGATACCGAAATAGAGAAAATAGAGCCTAAACAGAAACAGCAACAGAAATCAAAAAAATATGGAAAGAAATTGTATAAGACTGAATATGGAATCTTACCCCCTGCCATTAACGAAATATTTGCTAGGTTTAAATTAAACAAAGATCAGATCTTCGAGCGGTACGCCTCTGATACAACTTCTAAATCCTTATTACATGGTATATTTGACGCTAATAAAAGTATAAGGATCCGTAGATTTCCAGACCCAACCACGCGTTCTTTATCAGATAACTGGTATTTAGCATCCCAAGAATTATACGATAAAGACGAGGTGTGGATAAAAGACGATATATCTGACCCGGATGTATACCTAGACCCTAGATATTACACTCATTTATTAGAGGAGATTTATGATTGTACCGTATTCGTATTCGATGAAAATGGACTGGTTATTCCTAGATTTAAAAAAGGGTATTATCGACTAAAAAACAGGAATAAACCAGTTATATTATTATATGAAAATAAGGTTGGTCAAACGGGTGAATTGTTATGTGAACAGATTATATTGAAAACAGATAAACGCGTTCATTCGATTACATATCCCCCTGAACTTATTGATTATATATTTGAGTTGTTCATGTCTAAAACATCAATCCATAACTTGGATGTTAGTATACCTACTTATATTGATTTTTTATTACCGATTAACTGGAAAGCTATAATCCAGTCATTTGATTCTTATGGAAAAGTTAGATTAGTGGGATTGAAAAAAGACAATACGGGTGAACAATTAATATTTTATACATCCCCTTTACCTGTGTTTAAAGATTGTAAGGTGGTGCCATCCGGTGATCAAATGTTATTGTATAAGAATGATCCCAATGTACTTGACGAGTTTATACACGATACTAATACTCATGTTACGAGTTATATAAACGATGGTATAACGGAGCTATTGTTGACATTCCAACAATCAGGTGTTTATTTCAAAACACGGGTAGATGATGATGATAAGGGTTCGTCGGATACTGATACATCGCTGTCGACTAACGAAGATGGCTTACGGGTTGTCACATCTGGTGGCTCACGGTTACATGATTACAAGATAGGTAAACGTATATCTAATTGCGTACAGGAATATATCATATGGTTGTATTCGAAGAATTCGGAGTCACATGCTGGTGATATAAATAATTTTTTTAAAGATCATGTTCATATGATAAACGGTTATAACTATCGAATGCCTTCCATGCAGTTTTCAGAGGATAATAACGGGGTGATGGTGAATAAGAAACTTATAGTGAATTCCCCTGTGATGCTCGAAAGACTTAAATATTATCTGAAATTTAGAATCCAAAGGAATCCTGATATAATTAATCTTTATAAGAACACCCCCGGTATGCTAAACTACTATGATAATATTGATAATTACAAGACATCCGATTCGTTTAGCATGTACAAGGGAACTAGATTTATTGAGTTCACGCGATCGGTATATAATGAGAATGTAACCACGGAAATAAAAGAAGCGAGCAATGTTCCTTATTATTTCTCGAATAAACTATTGGGTACAACTGACGTTTTCTTGGCGTTGACAACTGGGTTATCTATTGAGAAAACTAAAACAATGGCAATTGAATGGAGAGATAATATTTTAAAGGATCAACAAGAACCTGTCTCCGTGTTCTTGTTTATAAATAAGAACACTATAAAACCGATGCACCAAACCACAACGGTTGGGAAAATAAATATAATAGCGTCGAAGATACTAAACAATGAGATATTATTTACTTTATTAACAAAGTTATAAAAACGAGAATTGGTTCTAATATACATGAATATATCAGAACTTATACATGAACAGAATCGAAACAAAGATAATGGTAAAAGATGTTAAAATATTACCTGAAATGCTAGGTGTTAATATCAAATATTCATTACTAAATATTATAAAAAAAAAGTATTTACATTCATCTACTTCTGATACTGGTTGTATTTTACGTGTATATGATGAGATTTCTATTTTGGATTCATTTATAAACAACACAACCTCTGATATTTTCTATCGAGTGGAATACACAGTGGATGTTTACAAACCAGAGATAGGGGATATGTTTGATAATGCGGTTGTTCACGCGATATATAATGAGGGTATTTTTTTGTTTGTTGCTGATATAGAACATAAAATATTTATACCTTTCAGTGATAACCTCGAATCACTAGGATTCGTTTTCTCGGAAAGAACGAATACGTTCATAAAAGATAACTCGACTATATGTTTACAATCTAAACTAGATACGCAGATAAATGCGGTCCAGTTCAAAGATGGTATGTTTAGATGCATTGGGTGTATTCGGTAATTTAAAGATTTACCACTAGATATATAATAATTATGCCCTTTACATATACTGACATATTGAAACTATTTATAGTAAACCTAAATTCATTTTTAGATGGAATCATCGAACAATTTCCTAACGAGGGTGATATACATATATTCAAATTGTTTATAAACAATAATATACCAGCTAAGGATGTGGTCGAGAAATTCATGTTATATATCGACGAGGATAATAAAAAACTAAGGGTATTAATCTCAAAAGAGGACGAAAGATACTTCATAGATGAAAACCCATTATCGTTTTTAAACAAAAACAAAAAGGATAAGTTCGGCAGGCTGTGGGTCTCGGGTGTGTTAGATGATGAAGATAAACAAATTATATGGAAATGGATTCATTTATTCGTTAAATTAGGGGATAAATATAAGGTCGCGCTAAATGAGATCACGATTTAATAATTCTTTTCGACTGTTCCAGTATTTCGACCTTGTTACCCCTGTTCTGTTTCTTTACTTTCTTCATGTTGTATTTATCCCACGTGATTATTATCTTGTACCCTTTCTGGTTTTCTACCATACGAAATGTATTCGACGTACGGGGTCTTTTTCCGAAGAAATAGACATTTCTCCAAACGACCCCTTCATTACATGGCAATCTAGATAGTTCCTTGCTTAGGTACGGGGGTAGCGAATCACACGACTTGAAAAAATGTCGTTCTGCTGATTTATAGTACCAGCTTTTACTTAATTTATCACCCTGTCGTTGAGTATCATAAAATGTTTTAGATCGAACTTTGTTGTGTTCATCCTTTTCTTTCAGTACCATCTTTTCGTCCATTGTTTGCTTGTTCTGTTTTTGTATTTTAACGGTATTAGTTTTTCTAATATTTGATAATTCATCGTCTAAATCTCCGTTCTCTAGTAATACCAGTCGCTCTTCTAATTCACGTATTCGTATTGTTCGGTCGTCTATCGCCTTTGTCATCTTTTCTATCTGAGTTGTGACGAATTTGTCATCTGACGATCCGGTTGATTTAAAATTCATTATCCGTTTAGTATCGGAGTCCGTGTAACCGGTCATTGATTTTATTTCCTGTGTTATATTACATTTTTCGCCTAGTCTGAACTGTAAATTGCTCATAATATAGTTTATATTATGAATATATTTTTTTAAGTAAGTTTAATATAATACCCCATAGAATGGTATGTTAATGATTAACCACATAGTCTAATTTACCTTGAGTAGCCAATACCTGTGCATCAGTCCCGTATTCGTAAGCGATGTTCATATTTTCCCATGCAATGAAATCGTTCATGGTAACACCTCTATCTAAAGTACCCGTCAAGTAATTTTTAACATCCTTGCGTCTAACCACACTATTCTTAGTTTTAAAATACACAGCCCAACCGTAATCAATAAGTATAATACGACCATCTGACTTCCTCATCATAACATTATCAGCATGTATGTCTGGGTATACTATACCCCTATTATGTAACTGCTTTAATATAGGTTTCAGTGCATTATACGTATATTTATCACTATATGTATTCTTTACTACTTTTTCCTGTATGATATAGGTATGTTTCTTACATTTCCATATGGCGTATATCTTGGGGGCGTGAATCCACGTATTGTTCAAGATACGTAGCGCTTTCAATTCTTGTACGAATTCATCATTGTACTTTTGTATTTTCATAACGTACTCACAGTCTGCTTTTAAATACTTATTCGCGGGACATGTTATGTATACAGCTCCCACGCTTCCTTCTGCTAATTTTTTTTTTTTAACCCATTTAGCATTGTTTTCACATTCATTAAGCATTAATTTGACGTGTTTAAGAGGTTCGACCGGGACAGTTACCGGGATCTTAGATAGTGCCTGTATCGCTTGTCCGACTGGACCCTTTTTAGAGACACACCTATTCGTTTTGGTATTTAATATAGAATGTTGTTCGCATTGTTTAATGTTCTTCGTTAATATTTTACCTTTTTTGCTGGTTTTTTTAATATTAGTCGTCATTTATACTTAGTGGTATAATAAAAACGAAATATCTATTAAACTACCGTGTTTTTTGTATAATGCCAGACACTGATTACATGTTTCCATACCATTGGTTTTTGGATGAGAAAGAGAAAGAATTTACCTCTATAAGAGTATATGGGTTGAATAAACAAAATGAGAATGTATGCCTGCGTATAGATGACTTTACCCCATACGTATACGTCGAATTGCCAAACGATATAATGTGGACTCCGTCAAAGGCACAATTACTAGGTAATAAAATAGATGAAATAACAGGTAATAAGAAACCCCTACAAAAAACATTAATGCATAAGAAGAAATTATATGGGGCGGCTTTGAACGATAAGGGAGAATATAAAGTATTCCCGTTTCTGTTTTGTTCGTTCTCTAACATGATTGACTCTAAAAGTTTTAGTTACAAATTAAAACGGTCTATTCACGTCATCGGATGTGGAATTCTTAATATGAAAGTACACGAAATAGATGCGTCACCCGTGTTACAACTGACATGTTGTCGTGATTTGTCAACCGCTGGATGGTTAAAATTCAAAGGGACTCCCCAGGAGGAAGATGATAAGGTAACGCTCTGTCAACATGAATATACCGTTAGGTGGAAAAACCTATGTAAACACGATAATAACACCCCTCCTAAACCCTTGATCATGGGTTTCGATATCGAAGTTAATTCGGAGAACCCGGCCCGTTTTCCGAACGCAGCCGAACCAGGTGATAAAATATTCCAGATCTCATGTGTTCTTTCAAGGGAGGGTGACGACATGTCGGATTATAACTCGTACCTATTGACATTAGGAGATCCTGACCAACATATAACAGGTGATCATATTACAATAATAAGGTTTAATACAGAGGCGTCGTTACTCGAAGGTTTTTCTACTTTCGTCAGAGAACAAAACCCGAATGTTATTTCGGGTTATAATATTCTAGGCTTCGACATCCCTTATATGATTGACCGATCTAAACTGAATATGTGCTTCTCGGAATTTGATAAACACGGATTTCATAAGTTCAATCACGCCGTTGAGAAAACCATCAAATGGTCTTCGTCCGCGTATAAAAACCAAGAATTCCAGTTTCTTGACGCGGAGGGTAGGTTGTACGTCGATTTATTACCGTTGGTCAAGCGAGATTATAAGATGAATAATTACAAACTGAAAACGGTGTCTGAATATTTTATAGGAGAAAGCAAAGATCCATTGAGCGTACAGGGTATTTTTAAGTGTTATAGGATAGGTATTGTAGCTGATGTAAATGGGTCATATGGACCGGATGCGAGAAAGGCAATGGCCATATGTGGAAAATATTGCGTTCAAGATAGCGTCCTGGTTGTAAGATTAATGGATAAACTGAAAATATGGACTGGTCTTACGGAGATGGCGAGTACATGCCAAGTTCCTATTATTTCACTTTATACACAAGGACAGCAAATACGAGTTTTCTCACAGGTTTATAAATTCTGTATATCAAACAATATAGTCGTTGATAAGGACGGTTATGTGGTAACAGACGACGAACGATACGTAGGCGCGCATGTTTTCCCGCCCGTACCAGGTCGGTATGAAAAAGTAGTACCTTTCGATTTCGCTAGTCTGTACCCGACAACTATCATAGCATACAATATAGATTACCATACATTCGTAACTGACCCTAATATACCAGATGAGAAATGCAATGTTATGGAGTGGCAGGACTGTATTGGTTGTGTGCATGATCCGAAGGTAATCCGTAAAGATAAATTAACAACCTATATCACGAAAGAACAAGATGTGATAAGTAAGTTACGTGAGAAAAGGAATAAAAGTAAAGGTTTGAAAGCAAAGGAGAATATCGCGAAAGAGATTGTCCGACAAACGGAATTGTTGAAACCGTACCTAACAGAACGTTCGGATCTAAACAAAAGTAAACCGAAATATCCAATGTGTATGGCACGAAAATATAGATTCCTTAAAGAACCGAGGGGGGTTATACCCACGGTGTTGCAGAATTTACTCAATGCAAGGAAACATACTAGAAAAGTGGACATGAAGAAGTGTTATGATGAGTTGGAAACATGTAAAGATGACCCGGTTCGTACCAAAGAGCTAAATACGTTACTGGACGTTCTAGATAAGAGACAGCTGGCTTTTAAAGTATCATGTAACAGTATGTACGGTGCAATGGGTGTGCGACGCGGGTATCTCCCGTTCATGCCGGGGGCTATGTGCACCACCTATATGGGTCGTGTGAATATTGAGAAAGTGGCGGCTGTTATACCTGAGCGATTCAATGGAGAATTGGTGTACGGGGATACCGACTCTAATTATATTCATTTCCCTCATCTCACCACGGCAGCGGAAACATGGGATTACGCTATTCACGTGGCCGCGGAACTGACAAAACTATTCCCTCCCCCAATCGAACTAGAATTCGAGTATGAAATATATGAGTTCTTCTTTATTTTGACTAAAAAACGGTACATGTATAGGAAATGTTTAAGGGATGGTTTAGTAGATAGTAAAATTGGAACCAAGGGAGTCCTGCTTGCTAGACGAGATAACTCTAAACTAGTGAGGGACGTTTACGAACGGGTTATTTCAATGATCGCTGATGATTGTGACAAAGCGAGTATTCTGGATTACGTATGTGATGAAATTAATAAAACGTGCAGTGGGTTGAAACCATTGCATGATTTCGTGATTACTAAATCAGTCGGGGATTGTGGTGATTTATGCCCGGTACCGGAGTATGACGAACAAGGTGCTAAAACAGGTAAGGCAAAAGTGGGTGATTACACGGTTCCTCTGTTACCGGCTGATAAACAATCAGATAAATATATTGAGGATATGCGTAAGAAGAATGTTGACAATGAAAAGGATTATTATATGTCATGTCTACCAGCGCAAGTACAATTAGCCGAAAGAATGAGGACCAGGGGTACCCGTGTGGATACAGGTACCCGTTTGGAGTACGTAGTTACGGATCCAGATCATCATACCGCAAAGCAGTATGAAAAGATAGAGGATGTGGATTACGTGAATAACCATAGGTACATTATAACCATTGACTATATGTATTATATTAAAGCGCTTGCGAATCCATTGGATCAGGTGTTATCGGTTGCGTTTAAAGACGTAAACGACTTTGTTCTTAATCAATATAATTTACGGTGTAAACATCGATCGAAATTACTAAAGTCTATCAAAAATCTAAAGAACCCATCGTTGAAATTTATATAAAATCTTTATTTATTTATTTATTATAAATAAATATGTCTAAAAGAACGAGAGATGATTATATTTCCGATACAATAGAACAAGCCGACGGTATCCAGAAACGGTTTAAGGTACCCATATCGCAGAAGAAGAGAAAGAACCCGTTTCCGAGTATTTTATCGCGAAAAAAGATGAAACGTGAAAAGATACCCGTTCAGCCTAAACCTAGACCACCCCCGAATCCATCCACCCAACTTAGAAATCCAACGCGTCCATTGCAATACGAAGATGGATTTTCGTTGAAAAATTTACGTAAAACACGGGATATGCATTTACATGATGCGATAGTTTTACATGGAGGGGGGTTCGACCCAGACGATGTTTATAATTACATAAACGATAACAGTATGCAATGCCAGGAGGTATCAGCAGAAGGAATAGAAGAATGCAGTCTCGTAGATTACGAAGATATGGGTAATGAGTTGCAAAAGTACGGGTTCCTCAAAGACCCTAGTGGTAGCTCAAAACAAAATCAACAGGTCTTGCACGATAAGTTATTTATTCGTAATAGCGAAGACAAAATACGTAAACCTCGCATTGTACCTATAGCAGGGCCGTCGGAAGAAGGAGGGTATTTCGAAGGTGATAGCTCATACCAAAAAAACAGAACTAAACCTCACATTGTACCTATAGCAGGGCCGTCGGAAGAAGGAGGGTATTTCGAAGGAGAATTTTCTCCGTCGTATATGGATATATTGGAATTTAATAACCTTAACAACTTTTACAGGCAGTGTCAGACAGATGCCTACAAAACATATTTTCTTGATATGGGAAATAACGAGTTGTTGTATAATAATATGATTGTATATTATTTCAAACAGAGATTAAAATGTGCATCTGCTTTGGCAAATGACAAGGACAGACATGAACAGACAGATATAATCAATGATAAACAAAAGGAATGGGAAGGTGCATTCATACAGGAATTCAGTCCTCGGTCAAACGAGCTTGCGCTCACGGGAGATCGCGAGCTTGACATGCAAAAACGAGAGCTTGACATGCACATGCAGAATAACCAAACCATAGGACACAAGTTTTTAGGATTGACGACTACGGCTATGAACACCGCATCAAAGGTTCTTGAAATTAGACATGGCATGAAACTGTTCTTTGATGATACGGAGGGTATCAGCGCCCAATATGAAGCTGTTACAGGAGGGTACAAAATAAAAAGCGTGACTAATAATCTAATGACTAAAGTAGCCACTAAACTGGCTAGGAACAGACCAACTTTCTTATCTGAGGAAAAGACAGTACAGATACTTTCATTTCTTGTCTCGTCGTTAAGTATGGGTCACAAGAAATTCGGGACAGTTCATACCGGTGAATTGATTAAGCATACAAACAATGCATTGGGGGTTGTGTACGAACACGGAGCTCCTTGGGTAAACTCGTTTCTTGACGCAATCGGGGCTGATGTATTGTTGGACACATCAACCCATGAGAACTTTGCTCATCGAGTACTCGACTCTATACCGCTTGAGAATACGTTAACGCCTTTTTTCCGTTCACTTGGTGATAATTTTGAAGAATTCAATATACTCATCCACAACTGGCTTGAAAAAGTAGATTTCAATAACCCAATATTTATGATTATTATTATATTCGTTTCATTGGTTCTATTCGGACATAGACCAAACAAATCCCATACATTTATTCTTTATAAGATGTCGTTCGTATGTGGATGGGCTATAGTTTTATCGCTATTGGGTAACAATGCAAAAACCGGTGTTTTCAGCGCGCTACTTACATATGTGGTTACTTTACTTGCTTTTATAGGGCAATTGGCATTCGCTAGATATTACCTCGGTCACGAGGGGGTAGCATTATATAGTTTTACATCAATGTTTAGCACGTTCAATGACGCAACCAAAACGACGAGTGAAATAATGTGGCAGGGTGAACAACCCCACAATTCGATTAGTAAATTCGGATCTTCTGCTTGGAGATTGGGTAACGCAATGTATATCTCATTTGACACTAAAAATGTAACAGGTGGACTCACTCCGTCGACCATTAACAAGTTCTACGCAAATGACTATAGTGCTGATAAGTTAGAACAATTAATAAACGTAGGTAAACGTACTAGAAAAGCCACTGAATATACATACAATAAGATGACTGGTTTAACCAGTGATGAGGTTGTTGAATACGACGACGAGGAGGAGGAAGATGACGAATGATATGCGGGTTCCTGAACGACTATTTTTTTTTTAAAGTTTAACTTCTTTAAAAAATACTATTTCTTTTTTTTCGCTTTTAAGTCATCTATTTGTTTGGTTAATAGCACAATATCTAATGTAATTGTCACAACCGATAAAAATATTGCGATTAATATAAGTGTCGTGTGGTGTTTCAACAAATCTTCCATCTTTATATACACCCGTTATTTATTTTTCAGATTATAAAATTAATCTATATATAATCACATTTCTTTACGGTATTCCTATTGAATATAAACGGTTTTGCGCATCCCCACACAGATTCGTCATTAAGCCATTGTTCGCATTGATTTTTTGACGCGTGTGGAGGTACAAACTCCATGTTTTTTTTAAACACAGCGTGTCTAAAAATGGTGCATCTGACTTCCGAATCCTCAACAGCTATTTTATTGTTACACCAAATACAATCAAAATACCATACATTATCCTGATTATCGAATTCAATATTGGTATGTTCGTCCATATTGGTTTATTTATATATATAAGTCGTGTTTTTTATATATGGATAAAACTGATTATAAAAAATATCTACCCCATAATAAATGAAAACATGGGTTATACTATTAGGGTTTTTATTACCCGTCGCGGTGATCTTATATCTAATGGAGAAGAACATATCTGAATCCCCTTTTAAATCAACCAGACGTACTATCGCGATACAACAGTCAAAAGTCACGGATGATAAAAAAATCCTAAAATTTATTAACGCATCTACTTCTCGTAATATAATTAATATATTTAAAACAGTTTTTTAATTCAAAGTAAGATAGTTTACCATTATGGTAACCTATCTAGACGTATCACTTAGTCATATAAAATCGATTTTTCAGAATATATTATATGATAATGGTAGTAATAATGACTAGTTATAATTATAATAATACATTGTCGGAGTTCCCCATGTTGGGAAATGATACACCGATGGTTCTTTCAGCGTCGGTAATTCCGACCCTAACGCGACATGTGGCAGCCAAGAATATGAATCGGTATATTAAACAGACACCGTCACTATGTGTTGATACGGACAGTAGAAAATGCAGGAAAACCAGGCTATGTAACAGGTGGGGTACGAATAACGGTTGTACTTTCGGGGCTGGGTGTAATTACGCTCATGGTGTGGATGATCTAAATATTGTCGATTGTACGTATGGGGCAGGGTGTTATAAGATCAAACAGGGTGATGATGGTGGATACATAAATATGACAACCATGAACCCTTGTTGTTTCAAACACCCAGGCGAAGAGACCAAACAGTTTAGAGAACGTATTAGAGACACGAAAGCTACGATTTTTCCTACCGATTTTAGTACCCCTAACGATCGACCAATTCGTTTACCTACCCCGATGGCACCCGATCGAATGGATACACGAAAAGACAATTGGTCGGATGATGTTGATGATATCAGTCATAGTTTGAAGCGTTCTTTCGATGACATGAATCTGTCTGACCAGGAATGTATCACGGTTCCAGAGAACAAGGTAGTGAGTGTTATTTTGAAAATGGTTTCCGAAGGAGTGAGGGACATTAATATCAGAGTTGATTATACTCCGGTGGATGTTCCGGTTGATGATCCGATGAAGGTTTAGGTGTGTTGATTCGGTTGTGTTCTTTCGCTTCGTAAGTTGGTTTCCTAGGAACTAACTTTGGTAAACTATTATACTGGGTGGGTTTGATGGGTACGAAATAAGTGTTGGTAAATTTAGTCATTACGATTCTTTTTATTTATATTTGATTTTTTAAAAACGTTTTAAAAAATGAATCAATTAGATAAAAGAATATATATATGAGTATATCAAACTTCGATGTAATGACTAGGTCTACAACTATTTTGATGAAATTGGTAGCTCAATACATGAAAACTTCCAGGGATAGGTCGGCATCCAGTAGAGCTGACAAAATTAAATCATTGTCTTCTGTCTTTTCAGACTACGGAGGTATCTTATCTAAAGTGAGCCAACTTGTGTGCATGGAGGATGGAGAGGGTACATGTTATAGCGACTGTAAACCTTTCTCATCAACGAAAACAACCGAATTTTTTAAGGGATTAGTATCAGCAGACGAAAATGGGTTGTTTAGTATATTAAAAGATGTAGATTATACTATATTTAAATCTGGTTCAATCGGTCAAGTATACAGAGCAACTCTGGTAGAGGGTGACAAAGCGGTTGTTATAAAAGTGCGGTACTATGGTATCAAAGAACAATTCGATCTAGACATAAGGATTTTGAGACTTATTTCTGATTATCTATTTAATTTTTTCACGGACGATTCACAGAGTATTGTCATCAACAAGCTCTACGAGGAACTTGATTACGTGAGAGAGACATCGCAGCAAAAAATGTTATATAAATTATGGGTAGACGACGGTGATATTTTAATACCCAACGTTATAGATTCATTATCAAACGATGTTATGGTTACGTCAGAGTACATGGAAGCAATTAGTCTATTTGACTTTATTGGGAACTCAACACAAGAAGAAAGAGATGTAATCGGTAAACTTCTCATCAAATTTATTTTAGTATCATTGTTTAAACACGGTTTGTTTTATTGTGATATACATTATGGTAATTTTATAATAAAAGATAGGAATAAACTATGTGTTGTTGATTTTGGGTCAATCGTGTATATGGACAACGACACGTGTGACCATTTAAGTGCCTTGTATACAGGTCTTTGTGTATCTGATGAATCTAGCGTTATTAAGGCATTACGAGCACTGGATATTATCCCGGTGCACGACAACCAGGAATATGATAAATACGCCTATGAGTTTTTCAAATTACAATTTCAACCATTTTTAGATGACGATTTCGAATTCACTGATCAATGGCTTGACACAGTTACTAAGAAAGATGAGGTCATGATGGTTCATTGGAATTTACCTGGTAAATGCGCTTACCTTAACAGAATTAATCACGGGTTGTATCATATATTAAGTAAATTAAAAACAAACATTCACAAGGATGATCACACTGATATACATAGTTACTTTAATAGATAATCTATAATATTAGAGGTTCCGTTATCTGTGAATAGTGTTTACTCTTACTGGATATATCCCCTGCGGTACATTGATATTTTATATAATTATTTATCGAATCATCTTCGTGGATTAAACCGGGCTCAGATGATTCTTCTATCGCTTTTGTGAACATATAAGGACCTGTAACGGTCAGTACTTCTATCTTGGATTTAGTATAGTCTGTACTAATCCGTACAGGTGTTATGGTATCAATAAAGCCAGGACTATATAAATATTTACAATTATCTATCGATGTAGCGTCGTTGTGTATACTCATGATATTAAATATAAGTTGTTCAATCACTTCTTTTAATGCACGACACCCTTGTTTAGCATATAAATACCACTGCTGTAATTCCCCGTTGTTGAATATATGAGTGGCTGGTTTAGTGCTAATCCCAATCAAACTTAACATAAAAACATCTTTCCATCGAGAGACCCATATTTCTTTATCGGGTGGTATTTTAGGTATTTTAGATGTAATACAACTTTTCATATCAAGATAAATACCTCCTTTTACGTAAATCAATACATATCTGAAAAAATCGGCTTTGGCTGCTTTGTAAACCGGATTTATTAACTTATATGCTAATGTGACGGGATCTGTTTCCCCGAAAAATTCAATGAAAAAATCATCTATATCGTCGTCATTATATATATAATGGGTATAATCAGGACAGCTCTTATGAGTTATACTGACCGATACATCAGACCCTTTTCTTCCACCACAATCTTCCTTTGGTGATTCTGAACACCACGTTCTATAAATATCCTTGGGTGCGTCTCGTGGTTTGATGTTGAGATAATTCTCTAGACTTTGTATTTTATTATATGTATTATGTTTGTATATCTGAGTCATATAAGTAAATGCATTGCGACTAAGTATCTGTTTATGATTCATGTATAAAAGAATTATTATAGAAACTAAAATTAAACTGGTTACAAGAATTAACATTATTTATCTTAATGGATAAATAATAAAAAAATCACCGACTTATCGAAACATGTTTAATTAATATCATTGGAACGACTGGGTACAATTTAGCAACGGCTATTTTGGTCTGTATTATATTGGATTTGGTCTTCCAATATCTAATTCTCAAACGAGATTGTTTATTTTCTAGATCTTTAAACAACCCTTCTTGAGTGGATAGATCTTTAATGTCACGCTGTATAATTTTACATCTATCTTCCATACGTGTTACTTTAGATATCATACTTTCTATCACCACTGCTGTAGCTGGATCTTTCTTTTTTAAAATCTTTAACATTTGTTTCACTAATCTATAATCTTTATCTGATTGTTTATATCCACATCCATGTGTTTGTCGGTAACCCCCTGTATTGCCGCAATACGGGCAATTTGCATGCCCGTTTCTGAACCACTGTATTATACAATCATTGTGAAAACAATGTGAACATTCCACCAACTTGTAAGAATTAGCCTCCTCTATTTTGATAGTATCTAAACAAATAGAACATACTTCTTCTTCTTCCGTCATTTTTCATATATACCTATCTTTTTATATGGTAAAATTATCAAACGGGTTCTATTTATCGATATCATCATTTAAAATTGAAATGAGGAATGAACAATTGAGTATAAATATAAAATGCTTTATCCTATCAATTCAAATATTAGTCCTTTTACCCATAGATTTACACTAAGAGAAACAACGATTAACCATCTTATAAATAGCACCCCTAAATTCGGGTTTAATGGTCTGGGGGAAATGGTGTTCAGACGGACGTATTCGAGAAACGACGAGACGTGGGCGGACGTGGTAACCAGGGTGGTGCAAGGTTCTATATCTATCAGGAAAGAACATTATTACAGAAACTGTTTGCGATGGTGCGACGATGACTGGCAGGATTTCGCGTTTGACATGGCCGACTCTATGTTCAAAATGGAATGGTTACCCCCTGGTAGGGGTTTGTGGATGATGGGTACCGATTTTGTTTATGAACGGGGTAGTATGGCGTTGAATAATTGTTCTGCTACAGATACCGCTAATGACTTGGTCCATTCAGCTGAATGGACCATGGACGGCTTGATGAATGGGGTAGGTGTTGGGTTCTCTACTAATTGGCGAGGGGAAGCTACGGCACCGGATAAAGTTAATAGCGATGTGTTTGTCATTCCTGATTCTAGAGAGGGTTGGGTCGAGAGTCTCATCCGATTGATGTGTGCGTATATCGACAGCCCTAAATACGGTAGCAATAAATTCCCTGATTTTGATTATTCGGTGATCAGAGATAAAGGACAGCCGATTAAAGGGTTTGGTGGAACCTCGAGCGGATCAGAACCCCTTGCTAAAATGCATAAGCGTATAGAAGGATTTCTAGACGCGTTCTGTGCTGGTGAACTCGTAGTGCCTGCGACTGAGGAAACCGAGGAGGTTACCAAGAAATACTCGCATACCCGGTTGGTTGCTGATATTTTCAATGCTATCGGCGCCTGTGTCGTCGCCGGGAATGTTAGGCGTTCTGCGGAGATTGCACTTGGTGACGTGAACGATCCAGATTTTATTGATCTCAAGAATTATACGAAGAACCCGGAGAGAATGGATATCGGGTGGATGTCAAATAATTCAGTGACTCTCACGGCGAACGACGAGTTCGAGGACTTTTCGTATATTCCCGACATGGCTAAACGTATCGTTGATAATGGCGAACCCGGTATGGTGAATTTGTATAATATGCAAAAGTACGGTCGATTTGGTAAATGCATGGATGACGAAGCATCGTTATGTAATCCATGCGGCGAGATTTGCCTTGAGAATTTCGAGTTATGCAACCTGTCGGAGGTATTCCCTAATCGGTGTGCTGATCTAGATCGGTTTAATACCGCGTTGAAATATTCGACATTCTATTCCACTAGTGTGTCGTTACTCCCTACTCATCGACCTGAGACAAATGCTGTCATTGCGAAGAACCGACGTATCGGTGTATCTATTTCCGGTATCGCTCAATGGGTTTCGGATTCGGTACCCATTGGTTGGGGTGCGATGAACTACACGCGAATGACTCGTATTCTAAGAAACGGATACGATATCGTTAAAAATGAGAATACTAGACTTGCTAAAGATGCCGGTGTTCCAGCATCTATCCGTGTTACAACCGTCAAACCATCTGGATCCATTTCTCTTCTAGCGGGGGCAACACCTGGTGTTCATTATCCGGTTAGTAGGTATGCCATTAGACGTGTTCGTATAGGGAATGACAGTCCGTTAGTTGAAGTATTGCGAAAGGCGGGTGTTCCGAATGAACCAGATACTTATTCCGATAATACATTGGTATTTGAATTCACGATCGATCACGGGGATGTGAGACCATGTGACCTTGTAAGTCCATGGGAACAGTTTAGTTTGGTTGCCATGTTACAACGTTGTTGGTCAGATAATATGGTGTCGGCAACGGTGTATTTTGATAAAGAGAAAGATGCTGCTGATGTAGAGAAACTACTAGCTATGTTCATCCCAGTTCTAAAGTCGGTTAGTATGCTGCCTCATTCTGGTCATGGGTATGCCCAGGCTCCTTACGAACCAGTAACGAAGGATGAATATGACAAACGAGTGGCGGATATCAAGGTTTTCGATTTCAGTTCTGTTAAAAATATGGTACCCGCTGGTAGTAAATATTGTGATGGTGATACATGTGATTTGAAGTAAGTAGTAAGTAATGATATATAAAGTAGTTATTGTTATTATATAATAACAATACATATGAAAACAGCTGTAGTTTGTTTGACCCCTGGATACACAAACATAGAAGATTATTCTAACTTATTAAGAAGAACCGAACAAATATCCGTAAATCATAACCCTTATCTATATGATGTAGAATTCATTGTCTATCATTCGGGTCCTGTATTAGACGAACATAAACTTATTATATCCCAGCATACATGGTTGTCGCTTATTTTCATTGACGTATCGTCGGAATTTAAATCGTCGGATTCAGGTATGTTTTGGGTTTATGGTCTTTGGGATCACGTGAAACAATACGACCGAGTTATTAGAATAGATGAATACTGTTTTATAGATTCGTCTAAATGTTTTCTAAATGATATAATAGATTCATTGAATGATATGGCTTTTGTTTTCCCCGCATGGGGTGATATACGGTCTGAAGACGATAATCTTCGTGATTTCACGAAGAGTTTTATAGACACTAGAGATGAAGCTTATGTACCGTCACCCATAACACATACCCCCATTATCAACATATGTGGATTTAATGTATCTTTAATGCGACAACATAAACATTTTTTTGATTATATAGATATGGTAAAGAGAACTAATGGTATGTACTTACATGGTTGGAGTGATTCATCTGTTTGGGGAGAACTGGTGTGTTTTATTGACATTTTATTGATTGATGTTATACCCAGTATCACATATTACAATGATAATATAACGTCTGTGATAAACTCTTAAAATTTATATTATATTTGTATATAATATAAAATACAATGAACAAGAAATCATTAGAAATAATCGGATTCTCAGTTATATTATTACTGTTATCATTCATTATATGGTTCGTGTTTAGTAAAAAGAAGGATTCATCCCCTGACGGTAATCCTATCAACGATGTATGCGAAAAGGGCGTCAACTACAGAACGTCGTCCTTCCCCTCTGGAATAGGGTGTCAAGCATGCTCGTCATGTAATGAACAAACTGAAACTGTCATAGATGCATGCACCGTGATATCCGATACTGCATGTGGTTGTAAAAATGGTATGTATGAATCATCGTCATCTGGTACGATAGTATGCAAGCCATGCTCGATGTGTAATGAACAAACTGAAACTGTCAAAGATGTATGCACCTCAACGTCTGATACCGAATGTAGTCATAAAATACCATCGGAAGATTGTAAAGACAATGCTACTTTTAGATTCAAAAATACCCCCGGGGCTAATAAATGTATCGATTGTAAAACATGCGATGATAAAACAGAAACTGTTAAAACCGCATGTACTGTAACCTCTGATACGATTTGTAAACAAAAAGAAATTAAATGTGCCACCGGTTCATCATATAGAATCAAATCAGCTTCGAAAAATCAACCATGTGAACCATGTAAGACATGTGGAGACGACGGCGTAAAAACACCATGTACAATAATAAGCGATACCGTTTGTGCCCAGCCACCTGCATCTATACCTGTATGTGACGACGACTCTTTCCTATCACATGATAATACGTGTTCGGCTCTTAGCTGGGTTCTCCAACTTGTATGGGATGATAAGAAAGGGTTTGGTTTAAAAAATACGTCAACTACCAAGTATGTCTTACAAGATGTGATAATAGAAAACACAAATGGGTTTTATTATACAGGTACGACAAAGAGTAGTTCTAACAAGATGAGATTCAATTCACACGGCAAAGCACATACATTGGATGAAATAGGATCTATAATAAAAACTAATCACCCTATGGGCGACCTCAATTATAATTATATTAACAGTAACAAAGACTTTTATGGTCTTGCTGGTGGACGTATAAAAATACCAGGAGGGGGTATTAAATATATTATACCAACTGATATGTTCAATCAAGGTGACACTGGTAAAAACTGTATCGTGTATCCATACACCAATAATTCTGTTCCCATGGGAACAGAATTCATTATTTACGATGACAAGGTTCCTGGTACCGTCGATGACAACACTCTTACCGTCGATGAAAACGCCGACGCAGGGAGATCAGTATTCCCTATTCTTTTCTCGTAAAGGTAGCTACGTTATATAATTCTATCAACTAACCCGTTGTTTATCTTACCCATTGGTACATACCCAGAAATTAGAAATATAATAAAATATACTACACATGCGGTTAATAAACTTATTAATAATGATAATACATAATCATGCCATTTCAGTGTTAGTTTATTGTCATCCGTAAATCTTTGTTCCTCTTTATATAGTCTGCTATGGGTGTATAACAACCCAGCTAACGCCGATAATGAAACCGCCAAGGAGTTAAATAATAATGAAAAATACCATTCTGTTTTAAATACATGACTCATTTTATAATATATAATATATTATAAAATATACGTGTTTGTATGGATCCCGGTCATCGTTAAAATTATAACCAATATAAAAAAATAACAAAGACATAATAAATGCCCAACAATATTCACGAATTAGAATATAAACAATACGGGAAGAATCATATGGTATGTGTCGTTCCGGTAGATAAAAACATATACAAACATTTAGCCAAACAGGTGGGTGGTAAATGGAATAGCTCATTAAAAGGATGGAATATGACAGATGAACAGAAAACAGTTTTCATTCATTTAATAACTATTGTTTATCCTGGTAAGAATACAACTCCGAAGGAGATCAAAGTCACGGATGGAGCCGTTGACAAGGATTTGGAGACGGAGGAAGCGATAGAAGTAAAGACTGAAGATTCGGGAAATGAATCTGATATGGAAGTAAAGAGTAATGATTCCGGTGTGGAAGAAGAGGAATCAGTAGACGACAATACAGAAATTAAATTAGTATCTAAGACACGTAGGAAGAAAACCAAGTATCGACGTGAGAATAGCGATGATGAAGACGATGATGAACCAGATACTGATACATTAAAGTATTATAAACAGTTTAAAAATAATCAAGATAAATTTAATGATTTCTTGTTGGATAACAACAACGATGTTGAATTATCATCTTCTGATGACGAGAACGGATCGCTATCATCGTCCTCTGAAGATTACCCCAACTCTTCCCCTAAAAGACAACTATTGGCGAACGATCACACATTAGATAAAATAAACAAGATACACTCTATCCAAGTCAAGAAACGAAAGAACTAATATTTATAATAATATTTCCTATATAGAAAATATTATGATCTGCGCTAGTTTTGATATCGGTAAGAAGAATTTCAGTTTTTATATAGAAGAATTTACTAACACATCTACGGAACATATAAACTTTAAAACTATCTACGAAGAAGATGGGACATTATCCGACACCCACCATACCCTGTTGAATAATATATACCAGAACGGTACAAAGTTGGTATTAGAGAATACCGACCTAACGACTGACTGCGACCCCTCGTTGAAATTAGATCCTAAATTATTCAAGAACATGACCAAGTTACTGGATACATTCCACGAATATTGGGAAATATGTGATGTCTTTATCATTGAACAACAAATGTTATTTGGTAAAATGACAAACCCTATGGCTGTGAAGCTCGGTCAGCACTGTTACTCTTATTTCTCAATCAAGTACGGGGATGATAAGCGCATCATTGAATACCCCGCGTATAACAAGACCCAGGTACTAGGAGCAGCTAAAATAGCAACTGGTCAAACGACTAAATTAGGAAAAAATAAGTATAAAAGCATGACTAAACCCCAACGCAAAAAATGGTGTATTTCTGAAGCCATCAATGTATTGAATACAAGGGGTGATACCGATACGATCGAGCAAATAAGAAAGTCTAAAAAAAAAGATGATCTGTGTGATGTTATATGTCAATTGCAATCGTGGAAATGGATGCAATTGAATGGTGAATTTAAATAAAATTAAGTGTTAACCAATGTTTGTAGGTTACTGAGCATGGAATATTTAACGAAATTAGGATCTGCTATCTTATATGGCCTCGATATGATGTTGAGAAATAATACCTCTGTTAACCCAACCGCCAGTAGAATAACTAATGATTCGGTAAATATGTTTTCATCAATCTTGTTTGTGATATATATGATTATTGTAAGCAGCATACCCACTAGAAATAAAATACCTAGTACAAGCGCTGATTTCTTAAGTAATTTAGAATTTGATTCTTTGGCATTAAGATCATCGGACTCCATATTCGGAACTGATAATTGTTCCTTAATCTGTTGTTTCAAAGAATCAGGCAAGAATTGAAGGTCGCCCGTAATAGATTTGGTTATATTCTCTGTCTGCTCTTGTATAATCTCTTGTTCTACTTTGGATCCATATGTGAAAAACAAAACACCTATAAAACATGAAACAAGGGTTACATTAAGAATGATTTGACTAATTTGTTTAGAATTCATTTTATTTATTATTGTGATAATAAATAAATATTAGTGTAATAATAAATAAAATGAATAGATGCAAAACTAATATGAAATGCAGTAATGTCACTTCAAATATATCTCTCGGTTTAAATATCACCTTTCATATATTTATATTATTCGTATTTTTAAGCGTTCTGTACTTCACGGTGATTGCCCCTCTTTCTAAGAAAGCTTTCCAGCATGAATTAGACAAACAGATTAAGATATCCGAGGCTTCCTTAATGCATCAACTTAGTGACTCAAACCGTAAATATATCACTGATCTAGTACAAACGAATAAAACATACGTAGATCGTTTGAAAGATAGCTATTCGGTAACCAGTGATATAGTGAAGGAACGAAATAGTTGGATCAAAATAAGTAGTTATTCTATATCCGGGTGCTTACTCGTTATTATTATACTCGGTATCTCAATAGTGAATTATACATGCGATAGAAAGTTACCTATTAAAGATATATTGATAGAAAATATAATATCATTCGTGTTAATTGGGATTGTCGAATTCCTTTTCTTTACTAAAATAGCTTTCAAGTATATACCTGTGCCGCCCAGTCAGCTAACTAAAACTTTGATAGAATCCTTCAAAGATAATCTCTAGGGGGTGATCACCGGTTTATTATTCAGCATATCAGTGTACATATCCGGAAGGTGCTTAACCAGTATTTTGTAAGAGTCTGGTGGGAAATCCATTGCTTTTAGTTTAAGCACGAATCCGAACGTCATAATATGAAGATTCGGTTGGGTAGTATTCATCTTTTTCAAGAACTTTTTATTTATTTTCTGAGACATTCCGAAATCAATCACATATAATTTATTATCTTTTGTCATGTAATTAAGGGGGTTAGGGTCTCCGTGGAAGATACCCTTTTCATCCATAACTTTATATATGTCTATTAATTGTTTTTGGTACTTAACAGATATACCTTTCTTCTTTGTAGTGTCGACTAAATGTTTATCCAGTTTATCCATTACTATATATTTTTTGGCTGTATTTATATCAATTATGTCAGGGCATATATGGGTATCTTTTAATATATTCTGTAGTTCAACATCCTTTAATAATTTATGCATGGTTGTTCCTTTCTTGTATTGTTTTAACGCGTAGATATTATTGTTATAGTGCATGGCGTAAGTAGTCGCGTCAATACCAGGATCCCCCAAGACTTCTTTAACAACATACTTTCCGTGTCTACCCGACAGTATACTTTCTTTTAACTGGGCTTTGGTACCCTTACAACTAATCTGTAATTCCTTCGCTAGTCTCTTTAAACCATCCATTTTCAATGTATCTATATCGGATACGTTCATTTTATTGTAGATATTGTTATATATAAATGGTAAAAAATTAAATTTATATAACTTTAATTTTTAAATTATTAGGTAAACCCATCGCATGTATTAGTGAACACATGATCTACCCCTATATGACCTTCGAATGCGTACCCGTTAGCCCCCAATAACACTTCTAGTTTTTTCTCCGTTATTGGATCATCATTGGTCTCGATGGTCGAATATTTAACACAATATTTGTCAAATGGAAACGCTGACATTACGTCCAATTCACCACCTTCTATGTCCAGACTCATGTAATCTATTACATTTGGTAGTTTTGACTCCGTGAGTATATCCAACGGAGTACGAACTTGTACTTTCTTATCGCAAACAAAATCAGCCGCTCTATCTGCCCACATTGAATTGTGTTCCATTGATTGTACGAACTCTTTCGTTCCGGACAATGGACCACCATCACAAAATTCGGTTTCTCCCGGTTCAGATCCCAATGCACAATTAAATTGTTGAGCCGTTCTCCTCGCCATATTATGCATCGCCGGGTCAATGCATACACCAGTCCAGCCATAATCTTTATCCATTAAAAATGTATTATTGAACTCTTCACCGTCGTGAACTCCGATCTCCAGATACGTACCATTCCGTTTGAAATTATTATGTTTCAACGCTAGGTAATCTTGGTTAAACTGTGATTTTGATTCAAAGTCTGCGTCTGTTTCTGCCTTATTACTAAATTCCTCCCCTTCTTCCTCGCCCCATCCAATATCCTCATCTTTATGTCTAGCATACTGAATAAGGAAATATAAAAGTATCACCGCCCCGGAAGCTATTATTACACTGAATGATTTCCACGGAAATAGCGAATCACAACCATATAAATCAGATTTACTATACACCGCAAACCCTATTATAGAAATTAAACATAATATATTACCAGCGGTTTGTATATAGACTATATTTCTAGCCATATTTGTTACATATTTGTCGCCCACTTCAGGAGGGGCAAACATAGGTAACGATATTTCACCTGGGATATCCTTGACCTTGGTTACTTTAGCTTTTAATACGTACACGAAATAAATAGTCATGACGATAATACCTGATATGGCTAGAATAGATAATGAATTCCATGAAAACTTTTTACATACAATTGACGTTGCTATTATATGAATGAAAAATAAAATTACACCCACTATTGAGGTATATAAAGTGACATTACCAACTTTTTTGAAATCGACGTCATAACAGATGATTTGACCATCACTCGTACTACAAGACATATTTTATACTTAACGACTATAATTATTAATTTTTATAATTATTAATAATTATAAAATAAACATACCTTTTTACGTCTTGGGTGACTCATACGAGCAGTTCGCGCACACGAACCATCTATCATCGTACCCCCGTGTCTCGACAGATAATACATGTGACTCTCGGCATTTAGGTTCCATCTTTAAATCCTCAATGGTACCCCCGTGTTTAATATAGGTCGATTTACGAGTCCTGTAATGTTTCTTTAGAATACTGTTATCATCAACTAAATCTATAACATATGGAACCCCGTCTTTCGTTCGCATACATCTACCTAAATATTGTATAAAGTATTCCTCTACATCCGCCGCGAGTAACAATGTATCTAATTTGGGATGGTCAAACCCCGTCCCTACCTTGCTCGAGGTACCTATAAGTATTCTAGCACTGGAATCAAACGTTTGGTTTTTACCCAATAAAGAAGTTACCGTTTCACCCTTTTCCTTCAACATCCTTTCAAGTGTACAACCATGCTCCACCCTTTTTACCAATACTAAAATATTCCTATCTTTGAAATACTCGATTATGTCTACTATCAGATCGTTTCTGGATTCGTCCATCGCCTGGGATTCTAATACTTTACACCAATTCACTTTCCCGTTCATACCGAGTTCTATCTCTGGTTTAAACCCAGTATCGACCTTATACACCTTATGCTCTCGTTGTAACTCGCGAATGATTTTATTGCTCCCGAAATAGAAATCAAGCAACCTGTTGAACCCATCCGGTCTGTACGGTGTCGCCGTGAGACCTATTAAATAACGCGGGGTCACGTGATTCAGACATTTAGAAATACGTTCTGCCATGATAAGATGCGCTTCATCCACAATAACGGTCCCTATATGCTCCAATGACCGTCTGGGGAATTTTTCAATATTTATGGCGTTGACGATGTAAAAATCCATATTGGGATCCAGTTCACATCCAGGTTTCAATAACTGGATTTTTGCATCATTGCAAAAATCAGTTATACTTTGTTTCCACTGCGTCATTAAAACGATCTTGTTCACCACGATCAGGGTTCTGAACCGGATCTTACATGCGATATTCAAACCCGTTATGGTTTTGCCAAAACCACAATACATTGACAGAATAACAGACCCTTCATTGTTCAATATTTTAATAGCCTCATTTTTGACGGTAACCTGTTCGTCTCTCAAATCCGCGTTGAAATACGTATTTAGTGTACCGAACGTGGATCTTGTGGGGCGAGAGACACCTAATGTGTTCACAGCGTAATGAAATGGAATTGTTACGTGATCGTTCTCTAATGAAAACGGTATCATGTACTTGACTGGTCCGTATTTATATTTATCTTCGATCTTGATGGTCAACTCCTTATTTATCATTGTTATTTCCTCATCACTTAATATGGTTAACGGTATAGTAATCGACATTTGGATAAATTAGATTAGATTGTAAAAAAAAATCGATTTATTCTCTTTAAACAACGTTATAGAAAACAATTTATATTGATAATAAATGGGTATTAATCACAGTATCTTAACAGATAATTTATCTAGTTTCAAAAGGATACGTAAATTAGATAGATGCCCTGTAATAAAACATGTAAGATCGTTGGTGGCGGCGGTGGTGTCACCAACGAATGAGGGTAGGATGATGATTAAAAAGTCCAACACGACCGGTTCGTTAAATATATCTTGTTGAGTTAAATAAGTAATAATTAAAACTTTAAAGAATAGTTTTAATTACTAAATAAAATGTGTGGTATTTTAATGTCACCTATTGGCGACCACGCTAAACGTTCTTCTTTGCATATTAAACCGAGAGGTCCAGATAACAACAAAAGCGTAGAATATAAAGATAAATTGTTTGTTTTCTACCGACTCGCTATTAACGATTTGAGCGATAATGGGATGCAGCCTTTTGAGACTGATGATTTCATATTCATGTGTAACGGGGAAATTTACAACCACAAACATTTGGTAAATACTTTTTGTTATACCCTAACGAGTGAGTCGGACTGTGAGATCATTCCGTACCTCATTCGAGATTTTGGGATAGAGGTCGCATTATCCATGATCCAAGGAGTATTCGCGTTTATTTTCTACGATAAGCGAACGGATCATTATTTAGTAGCGAGGGATAGGGTCGGAATAAAGTCTTTGTACACCGGTGTCAATGATAAGAACATCTCTTTCTGTAGCGAGATGAAAGGATTGATTGATACATGTAGCTATTGTAATATGTTTCCCGCTGGGAACTTCTATGATTCAAAACACGGAACTTTTACACCATACGAATCTATGGATTTCGACGAGATGAACTCGGTGGAATTATCAACTGAAGTAATAAAGAAGGAAATAAAATCTTTACTTGTAGAAGCAGTTAAGGTCAGATGTATTTCGAGCGACAGACCGATCGGTTGTTTTCTGTCAGGGGGATTAGATTCGAGTCTTATTGCGGCTATCGTGTGTAAACACCATACGGATGGGAAAGTCAAAACGTTCTCGGTTGGGTTAGAAAACGCCACTGATCTGTTAGCAGCGAGGAAGGTAGCCACGCATATAGGGTCGGATCACCACGAGTTGATTTTAACTGAAAAACAAATGTTAGACGCGATTCCTATGGTAATCAAACGAATTGAGTCATACGATATAACAACGGTACGAGCATCTACCCCGATGGTCTTATTAAGCGACTGGATTAAAGAACATTTTGATACCACCGTTATTTTCTCAGGGGAAGGTGCCGATGAGTTATCGGGATCCTATAAATATTTTAATAATTCTCCTGGATTTACCGAAACGCAAATTGAATGTACCCGTCTTTTAAAAGATCTTCAATATTTCGACGTGTTGAGATGCGATAAATGCGTTTCTGGTAGTGGGCTGGAAGCACGGGTTCCATTCTTAGATTTTAACTTTGTTAAATTTTATATGCGTATACATCCCTCCTTGAAAGATAACAGTCAAATAGAGAAACTATTACTGCGCGAATCTTTCAAGGACGATGATATATTACCATTAGATATTCTATACCGGAAAAAGGAAGCGTTTTCGGATGGATGTAGCTCTGTTGAAAACTCATGGTTCGATATCATAAATACGCATTGCGATAGAATTATATCAGATCAAGAATACGATACGGGGTTGGCTATATTTGATAAGTTGCATATCAAACCCATCTCAAAAGAATCGTATTGGTATTTGACAATATTCTGTGAATATTACCCTGGGCAAGAACATATAGTTCCTTATTTCTGGTTACCTAAATGGACTAACATGAAGAAACCGCCTATTTCAGCTAGATTAATTTTATAATTTTTTTATATTGTATTACTATAAAAAATGATATCATCTTCCGTTGGTATTGCAGCGGTTATTATTGGATTATTAGCCGTTATAGTTTATTTAATAACTAAAAAAAAATCATGCGATGATACCATCACCCCCTTTGGATGTACTGCATCCCAATTCTTTACTAATAAGATCACGTGCCCTAATCCCCCTACGAAATTACCTACGTGTAATAGTAACTTAGGTAACAACGATTGTAAGATAGCAGACGGGTGTAATTATTTTGATATTAAGAATTCACCAGCGGGTGTCTGTCTTTATAACGGAACTGGTACATTGCCCAATAGCGATGAAACATGTTTGGATAACGAGGACCAATCTATGTGTAATCAGAACGATTACTGTTCTTGGAATAATCTGGACAAACCTATCTGTGCACCTGTTGTAAGCCCATCTAATTGTACCCACGACGGGTTGTGCGGCATCGCATCTACCTATTGTAACGCAGACTGTAATGGAAATCCAAACGGTAATTTTGTAGAGATTGATTGGTAATTATGCAGAGATTGATTATTAAATTGTCAAAATAATATATATAATAATATAAAGAATGATATTATTATATACTCTAATTGCTGTAATAATAGCGTTGATTGCGTCAATTGTTTATTTATTAATCAAATATCCCCCTAAGAAAGATGATGATAATGGTGAAAATATACCCGACGTTAAATCAAATGATTGCACAGTTCCTCAATTATTAATGAACAACATCACATGTCCGGGTGTATCGACAATTCCTGTATCTAATCCCGTTTGTAAGGTCACAGCATCGGAAGATGATTGTCGTATACAAGACGGATGTGTATACTACAGTCAAATAAATGCTTCGCGTACAGGTTGTTTGTCAAATCACAAGAAACCTATAATGTCCGATGATATGTGCAAGAATATTGAACAGAAATTGTGTGATGGAACCACTAAAGGGTGTCATTTCGTAGACGCGCCGATTAAAGGCGTTTGTATATCAGATGCTACATTACCTGATATGACAAACAAAAAATGTTCTACCTATGCGTCTGGGGCATGTGGAAAGGCAAAAGGATGTAAATGGAATGATTTGAAAACAAAGTCTCTATGCTTAGATCTCATCGAACGAGCAGATTGTATGTTTCCATCTATATGTGGTTCGTCCATCGATTATTGCAATCAGAAGGGTGGGGTAAAATGTAATGGAAACCCACATGGTTATTTCGGTGATAATAGTAATGGTAATGCTTCTGCTATTGATGATAAAAGAATATTTGGATGTACTACCGCCCAGACCGTTCTCGGGTTTAAACCCGTTTGTACTACTACTCCTACTGAAATGCCTAAATGTAACTTCCACGAACCGAAATCTGAATGTGATTTATCAGATGGATGTGCGTATTTCGATGATACCCAGATCGTCGACGGGGGAATGTGTGTGTTTAACGGTACTGGTATACCCCGTAAAGGGGTTACGTGTAATACTAATGCAACAGAGGCAGACTGTGTGAAGAACGCCGAATTATGTGCTTGGAAGACTGAACCTGGATGCGTCCCTGTTGTATCCCCATCCAAATGCATCGACAAGTCAGATGGGTTGGCATATTGTGGTATTGCATCTAAATATTGCAAGGCTGAATGTAATGAAAACCCCCAGTAATTAAACCTACGACGATACGGTTGAGGGGATACACATATCTGGACCAGGTCCGTCAACTATGAGCTCCGAGAATAGCCCTACGTACATAGCAAAATCAAGTCCATTTTTTAATGGTTTTTTGTAAACCCTTGATAATGATAATTCCATCACTTCTAAAAATACCTTGTTTACAATTTCACATGGTACAATCGTAGCTAACGAGAGATACATATCATCACCATTGTTCTTACTGGGTCGGATCACGTCGTTGATATTTGTATCCTCTGATAGTAAATCATTATAGCGCAATACCCAGAATATATCCGTTGTGCTCGTTGGCATCGTCGAACTAAAGTCTCTGAACCCATTGTATAGAATCAGTTCATTGCCACTCAAATTAGATGGGTCGACGACTCTGTATTTACCCATCGTCATATTAAAATTTACTTCTTTTGGATCAGTAGGAGTCTGGGGCGATTTGCTAAATTTCTTATATACCAAGAACCCAATTATACAAATTGTAACAAAAACACCTAGTACTAAAAAAGCGGTGTTGATCATTTATTATAAATATAATAAATAATTAACATATCACGAAATTAATTATTTATTATATTTATAATAAATAATGCCTTTATCAGGTATAATAAGATTTGCAATTACTGCCGTAGTCATTGTTAGTATTATGGTATATATAATGAATGTAAAGGAGGGGTTCGAACCAAAAAAAAATAATAATGTAAAGGAGGGGTTCGAACTAAAAATTAATAATTCAGTTTTTAAGTACATGAATGACGAGGTTGATAGAATTGATGATTCTAAACTACCCGTGATAAATATACTGACAAGAACTGGGACACGAGAAAAATGTTTTAATAATCTTGTTGAATCTTTAGGGAAACAAACTTATAAAAAATATAAGCATTATAAAACTAATGATAACCGGGATAATAAATTTTTAAAGGGGTGTAAGCACGTGGTTGAGGTTGATAAAATAGAGAAGAAAACAAAAGAACATTGCCCGTATAATAAGTACTTATCCCATGGTATTAATCACATGACTGATGGGTGGGTGATTATTATCGATGACGATGCTAAATTTATTGATGTTACTTTTTTATATAAATTAGCTCATGTATGCGCTGTTACAAGCAAAGATGAGATTTTGATTTATCAAGTAAAAGGTATGAAACGCCTGATCCCAAGAAAAAAACTATATGAAAGATGGGGACTTGGCCGTATTGACATGGCATGTTTTTGTATACATTCAAGTTTACTTAAGAAATTCCCATTCGATGATAAATGCGGGGGTGATTTTAATATTATTGATAAAATCACAAAAAATGGTAACCCAGTAAATTTTATAAATACTTTACCCATAGGTATTTGGGCAAACTACATGGGTGGTCAGTCACACGGTAAAGATATTATCTGTTAAGCGTTGATCAACATATCACGCAATTATCGCGGGTCGGTGAATACTCCTCGAATTTCCTTTTCTTACCAGTGATTCTGTCGTCATTCGAGACAACGGGTTTAACATTCATATCTGACGGGAATATATCTATGTTAGCCTTGACGAATTTATTTATCGCTTGTCCTTCTGGTGAATCGATATGGTTTTTAAGAGCATCATACATCACTATATTCCGTAACTTAGGATCGGCATTAAAATCCCGTAGATCGAATTTCCCATATTGACGTTTAAGCATTTTATACATTCCTATATCTATGTGGTTGAACGACAGCGCATCACCCAAGAATTCATTTATCATTGCTGGTTGGGTGTCTATTCCCATAGGGATATCTTCCCCGTCCTCGAAACATTCAAATATATGGTCCCCTGTGCGTTTGTCAACATATAGACGATCGGGGGTACCTCTCTCGTCGCTGAATACGCGATTACCACCGAACTTACTAGAAAGAAGAAATGATATATATGTTAATTCGGATGACCCTAGTCTTTGTAGTATATCTTTGGGTGCATCCGGTTGTTCTCGTTGTAATGATTTGAACACAGGGGAGAAGGGTTTGACGTAATCACCGATTTTTGCTACTTTGAAACCCGCCTTGGACTCGAGTGGGTTAGTAACACTAGAACTAACAGCTTTAATTTGTTTGTTTATTACATTTGGATTTAATTGTTTATCCAGATAAAATTTTCTTCTATTCTTTTGCATATAGAATGCGCTTACATTCCCGGTATATTCTTTCGCATCTTTGTTCGTCATCTCACCGATCTCAGATTGGGTTTTCTGAAACTCCTCTTCGTCTGCGTGTACATCTGCTTCATGAAACCCCATTGTTGCCACATGGGTGAGACCGATGTCATACACAATCCCATCCATAGGAAACCAATTACCGGTTGTATCGACGGATTTTTCAGCCGACCCGCTAGATCGGTAAAACCCCTGTTCTATATAATCGCTCTTATTCAAATCTTGTTGGTACCTGACTTTGATAATATCTCGCCCATGATATCTCATGGGCGTGTTATTGGCATGTCCCGTTATAATCATACAATGAGTCATTATTCTATTTTTTATTAATACATTAATTAATAAAAACGATTTATAATCTAATATTTAAAAAAATACGGAAATATAATAAAAGTTGGTCGGATGGTAACAGCGGGTTTGGTCTAGAGGTATGATTCTTCCTTTGGGTGGAAGAGGTCGCGAGTTCGATTCTCGCAACCCGCCGTAATTTTAATGTATTCATTTAATACATGTGGGACTAGGTATAGTTTTAGTGAAATCGAGATTTATGGATGATTTTTCTGAAATTAGCATCGGGTGACATGGGTGTCATCTACAGGAAGAATACCTAGAAGAAAAATAACAATGATTACGTATAAAGACGTTTTTTTTACACTGTTGTCGAAGTAGCCGTTCATTGGTCTTCGCGGGGCACCGGGTACTTGGATGTATCGCTTGAAGCTTTATGCGAGATACATTCTCTTTATTGAGAACATTTAAACCGGCCAGTCACGTGGGCTTTATTGAACGGAGTCGGAATTCAGAGATCCTGATTCTTCTTCGGCTGACACCTTTGTATTGATAATGACACCTGTATTTATTTATGATTAAGAATTCCATAGAGATGCTCTTGTGCCCAGGAGTTGACGAGGATATCGCTGTACTATCGAACAGCTTTGTTTTTGGATATTTGAAAATGGTTCTGTACGCCATGGGGGTGACCCAGTGATACAGTGAACCCACGATGCTTCCATCGTTCCCGAGGGTGTACTTGGTAGACTAACAAGCCAAGAAAATGATATAAATCGGGGAAAACAAAACAACCATTGAGCAATGGTCTGTCTGGGGTCTTAATCGATTCCAGTTCAACTTTGCTTGCTTCTACTTTTAATAACAATAATGTCGGCGGAACGGGGTGTGGAGATTGGAAAAATCGATTTTCTCCCATGATTTTTCAGAGAGATGGTATGTCTCTCGTATTGAATAATAATAACGATGGCTCTAATATAACGGGGTGGGGGGGATGTGCATGCATTCATTGTGAGGATGATATGATGCACGTCCAATATGAATCCGACAACTACGAGTCGGATTCAGACGACGAAAGCAACTACGTCAAGCCGGTCTCGTTTGTCAGACCGATCAGACCGATCGTGGATTTCTCCATTGGAAAAGAGGAACTGATCAAACAAGCGGAGTCTTTCAACAAGGCAAAGGAACAAGATATCATTCGCATCAAACAGGAACACACTGATGCAATGAAAGAAAAAGAAATCCAGAAGAACAAGGATGTGATGCAGAAGATCCTTGACAATCTCCCCAAATTCTCTAGTGCTTATCTCGAGCGGGAGAGACTAAAGAAGATTGCGAATGATAAGGCAGCATTTAAGATCATGAAGGAGAAGAGGAAAAATGGACTGTCGATGGGTAGCCGAAAAGGAAAGTCTAGAATGGTAGTGAGGCAGATGAACGATAAGGGGTGTTGTGTCTTTCATCCTTCTATCAAGCTTAGTTTCAAAGCTGTTTGGGACCATGGGAAGTTCGTCAGCGCACCTAAAATTATCGAATGCGATCTGTGTAAGGTTCAGAAAGCCAGTGACAAGAAAGATAGACAGGTTAACAACAAGATAGAATTGGAAGAGAATCACGCGAAGAGGATGGCGAAGGAGGAGGAGATTAAACAGAAATTAGTGATCATGAAAGCAATGGAGGATTCAGAGAAAGCACGGGTCGAGAAGGTGGAAGTTGTTGAAACGGACGAGGAGATCAGGAAGAGAGAGCTGATTGAATCATACAACAAACATATGGAGAAAGAGAGAGAGCTGGTTAGATCTATTGTTAGGACTGGTACCAGGTACTGCGAGAACGATACCAGTATGTATTGCAAGGAAACGAAGGAGCTGAAGATCAAAGAGAAACAGATTGAGTGGATCCCTGTCAATAAGGTCGCTAAGAAGAATAAGAATGATGCTACTATGTTGACTAAGGCGTTCTATTCGTCTCAGTCTTCTTCTACCCCCCAGCCTAGGGGTAGGAATACTAACACCAATGTTTTCAGACCCCAGATGCATACGGTTAATAAGCCGCATATCATGTGTAAGTCAGTGAAGCTGGGAAAGAGGTGTGCTTATCCTCCTGGTAAATGTACTTTCGCTCATACGTCGGAAGAACTGTATCCGAAATCGTGCAGTAACAAACGGTGTCGTCTTGTAGCAAAGACTGGGGGGAAGTTCATTAACAATGGATACAATGGGAAGGTCTGTATGTTTCTCCACGAGGGTGAGACCAAGACTAACATGTGTGAAAGGAACGGGATCGCGGTTCCCAAGGTCAAGCTGGTTGTCGTCCAGCCGCCTAAGGATGGTACTCTTACCATGACACAGTTATCTTCTATGGTATTGAAGCCTTACTCTAAAGATAGGGTGTGGGGACCGATCAAGTAATTGGGGGTATTGGGGTAGTGGGTGGGTGGGGGTAAGCAGCGTTCCCGAGCGGTCAAAGGGGTTGCACTTAAGATGCAATACGTTAGTTTCGCGGGTTCGAATCCCGCCGCTGTTAATGGGTGGGTGGGTTGCACTGGGTTGCATTTAGGGGGTATAACTCAGTGGAAGAGTGTTCGCTTTGCATGCGAAAAGCCCGGGTTCAATCCCCGGTACCTCCAGTAGTATGTATAACTATAAAGTATCATTTTCTAATGATGTAATATTTGGAGAAAAACGTAAACCGGCTCGTCATAGGTTCAGGGGTACGAAACCACAGGTATTTACAGTGACACGGAATCATGTTAAATCGATATTTGATTTCTCGACACCCCACAGTCGAATGAATTTCATATATATAGATAATTATTTCTCCTAATGTATCAAGTATGAAATAAAATCGATTTCCCGGGGTGGTCTTCTGGGTATAAGTATGTCCATCAAACACACAGACACTAATATTACTATTACCGACAGGCAAAAGCGGTTGGAGATCCGTAACTGGAAGAAGTATATACTCGAGGAAGTGAGGGGTATGGATGATATGGATCTGTTATCGACTTTAGCCCGTATCATTTATAAATACAATTCACCCATGTTACCATCGAGTGCATATTTTTGGCGGGTGGAGAAGGATGGAATTATCACACAGTTAAACTGAAACGATAGTGTTGATACACTTTAAAATATCACAATCCGAATTAATGTAGGTGGTTATCATATCTGCTTTTCACGCAGGAATCACGGGTTCGAGTCCCGTATTCGGAAAGTAGTTGGTCTTTCTACTTTAAAAAAGACTATTTATCCTTGTGGCGCAATTGGATAGCGCGTCCGACTTCTAATCGGAAGGTTGCAGGTTCAAGTCCTGTCAGGGATGTGGGGGGTGAGGGTCCTATAGCTCAGTTGGTAGAGCGAGCGACTGTTAATCGCTAAGCCGACGGTTCGATCCCGTCTAGGACCGGTGTGATATAATTACCTATTAAATCATTATTGATTTAGGAGGGGGGGGGTGTGTTAAAGCAGCGTTCCCGAGCGGTCAAAGGGGTTGCACTTAAGATGCAATACGTTAGTTTCGCGGGTTCGAATCCCGCCGCTGTTATTTCTCTTGGCAGGAGAAAATTGGTCGTCATTCCAACAATTCAACGCACCCACAATATAATCGGAACTCGAGTAAAATCGATTTTCTTAGTCGATTTACAGTTGAAAAATTGTAGATATGACTAACACTTACATCACTAATATTAATAATGAGATCCCGGAGATTCTCATTGAAATCACAGTACATGGTTGTTCGGGCGAACGACCTGACGGTTGGATCTCGGATGTTCCCGCGTCCGTACGTGGTTTGTTTAAGAAAGTACTCCATTCGTTTCTTGAAGATTTTGGACCTGTCATGGATTCGTTGACAATGATCGACGAGAATGGGTGGACGACTAAGAAACGTGACCGCGCGATCAGGGCTTTATGGTTGGGGGATAAGAATACACAGGATGAGCTGGTGAGGATCTTTGGTCCGTCGGTTAAAACCAGTGACAGGCGCCGTGCAGTAAAAAAGGTGGTGTTCGATCCAGAGTTATCCCGTGATGAGTGCCCGGAACCGACACCTATCGCAGCTGAGAAAAAGGTTACTCTTAGTGAGATAGTTGAGAATGTTGACTTCAATAGGCGGTTGGATATCCGGGTGGCTGCGTGGAAAGCGGTGTATTGGAATGAACTAATAAGTAAGTAATAGAGAACCCGTACCAAAGGATGTGTTTTGGTCGCACACTTTAAAGAACGACTATCTACTCGGTTAGCTCAGTTGGTAGAGCGCACGACTTTTAATCGTGTGGCCATGGGTTCGAGCCCCATACCGGGTGTTGGAGGGATGAGAGTGGTGAGGCACTTTAAAACTCTACCAGGGATCATGGTGTAGTGGTAACATAAGCGTTTTCCAAACGCTTGCCGAGGGTTCGATTCCCTCTGATCTCACGGGGGCGTGAATAAAATCGATTCTCGTAGGCGATTCTCTAGAGATAATCGAGAAAGGTAGCTGTGGTGCCAGCAAATAAAAACCTATTTTTACACTTTCGGAGTTGTAAGTGTATGACAATTAAAGGGAGGGATCCCTATGTCAGTATATCGCCGAGTACAGCATTTAATGTTGCTCGCATGGCCAGCCAATCATACTCTTTTATATAGGTGAGAGAAAGGAAGGTGACTCGTGAAACCCAAGTGATTGGGTCTAATGCAGAGTCTCAAAGAACGCTACTGCGCCTTCTGGAATATGCGATATACAAATAATCTTTATTACCCCCGTCATCGTACGGACATACCAAGCTGAATCACGTTGCAGCAGTCAGTAAAGACGAATCGGCAGACACTCATAAGAACTACTTTTGGTAGTTAGATGCTTGACCGAAAAAACCAGGCCCTGTATGGGAACCAGCCTGCGACTCCCACAATTGAGTTCGAATTTGGTGACTTCTAGGAGAGACTAGTATCAGTTCGGTTGGTGCAATTGGTAGCACACTATCGGATCCGGCAGTAAGCAGACCCCACAGAGGAGGAGGGGGAAAGCGTATAACTACCGGGGTCGGCAGAGACAGAGGTTCAATTCCTCTATCGAACACGGAGGGGGTCCAACTCGGCGTTATGCATATAACTATGAGAACGTGGGACATTATGGCGTGGGGATGATATGTGTTGTCGTTTTGAGATGTTAGATCTCCGGATATAAGAAGTTATTTACTTCTTGCTGCTCACGGGTGTCTTTATTATTCAATAATCACCGGTGGGTTTTTCGGGGTGATGGCTACTCAATGGATTGTGTTATACCGGTCTTTTATCAACAATAATAAACATGTGTTACGAACC